TTCCTGAATTGTTCCTGCCAGAGTCCCGGGATTTCCTCCCACGAATTTTCAGACATATCAAAATCATATTTTTGCGAAGAGGGGGAATAATTTGAAATCTTCCCCTCTCCCGACTGGAAAGTCAGCGTGGGAGCATTACTGACATTGAAGTTCCACGCTTTCGCAATATCCTTTTTTTCATATCCATGAAACCTATTCAGTCGCTGTTCAATATACCGCTGCTTAATTTCCGCCGCGTTTTTTTCGTCCATGCCGAGAATGAGTTTTTTTAATTCATTGTCGGCTTCATATCGTAATATCCAAATACCTCCGCCATCCATTTTATCGAATTCTCTGTGCAGATTTTCCTTAATGGACGACAGGCTTTCTTGACGCCGAGTATCTTCATCGTCATCCCATGTTCCCCGTCCAGTCACGCGTTTAAACAGATCGAGATACTGCTTATGATTGATCGCCCTGTTCGTTTTAAGAACTGTTTCGCCGAACGAATCGATATCATTGCGCTCCGGGAGGACATAAAAGAATTTACGTCCCTCAGTGGGATGCTCTGCTTCAACCTCCTCGACTTCGCCGCCGTAAAATGTTCCGACAAATGTACCGGATGGTGTTATCGGACTCTTGGAAATGATTTTCCACCCTTGGTTAGCCAGGGTTTCTTCAAACATCATTTCATCTATATCACTGAATCCAAGTACTTTTTCGAATCCATACTGCTTATGCAGTTTTTCGGACATTTCTAGAACACGAGGATGATTGTGAACAAAATCTCTGCGGTAACCAGTTCTCTCTTTAAACCACCGGTCGCAGGAATCATTTATCCGGCGGCGTATATCAGGATCACGAAGCAGATTAATCCATTTTTCGAGGTCAATTTTCCCATCTGCATCCCGGATATTCATTTCATCGCCGGATCCAACCGAAAACCGCATATCATCCAGCGCGGAATCAAACCCCGGATCATGAATTTTTCCAAGAATCGGAATATCTTCTTCCTCCGGCTGGAAATCCTCGCCGCGTTCCGCAGCAGCGAGAAGGCGCTGCGCCTTGTCGTCAAACTGTTCAAGATGCCCGCGCAGTTCATCAGTCGAGTAGTCCGCTTCCTGCCCGCTCAGCGCCGCCACCTGATCGGCCAGTTCATCCAGCGGCAGACCGCCGCCTTTCTTTCCGCGGAATCGTTCCGGTATCGCCTGGTATTCATCCGGGTAGGATTCTCCCGGCTTCAGATCCGGCATCCGTACCCCGCCGTTTTCCTGCACCATTTGGATGACCGGATCCTGATCCGCCATCTGCCGAATTTCATCCTCGGCCGCTTTCTTCCGTTCCTTCTGTTTTATGACTTCCGCTTTTTGTGCGGCGGCATCCGCTTCCATCTCAATTTCCTGCACCATGCCCGCATCGGTAATCGCCTGCCCCTTGGCGTTGACCCAGCGTCCGCCGGACCGCCGGTATTTCCTCCGGTTCAGCTTTACTTCTGTTCCATCCGGATACTGCGAATTATAGTTCTTTGAGAAATTCAGCACATCAAGCGCCAGCCGCGCCGTATCCTGCGCCCGCATGGCCGCGTCCGGCGTCAGTCCAAGCTCTCGCCCGGCCCACTCCCCGAAACGGCTCCATACGCCCTTTTCCTGTTCTCCAGACAGCTCCTGCCCGCGCGCCGCCTTCGCTGTCAGACGGGAAAGATATTCTTCCATTACCGTCTCTGCCGATTTGTCACGATAAAATTCCGGCAACTGCGAACGAATGAAGTTCAAATCCAGCGTGCTTTTCAGATCATCAAACAGCCGTTCCGCCCGCGGATTCAGATCCAGTCCGCGATGACCGAATACCTCATGGAAAAACTGTTCCGCTCCGTCAGCCGAATTCTGAATATTCTCTTCAATAACTACCACGCTTTTCCCGTCCGGCAGCAGTGACGCCTTGATCTTTTGCCCGCGCGCCGTTTCCAGTTCGGGATGTGCCGCGGCAGCTTCCTTTTGTGTCGGATACACTTTCAGAGTCACTCCCAGCCGCTCGCCGTAGGCACTCATTGCGCTTTCAATCAGCGACAGTTTCGGGCTGCTCAGTACATCCGTTTCATCCGCTTCGCCGAGCTGACGGTCCAGAACATCCCGGTAAACCGAAATTTCTTCGCGCGTCAGGCCGCGGATCACATCGTCCGCTTCAATTTCTCTGCGGATCCCGGACAGCGCCTTTTCACGGTCGGCATAACCGCCCTGTTCCAGCGACCCGTTGACCTCATCTTCCAGCGCCTGCAGGTCGCGCGGGTCCATGTTCGGACGCTCTGCCGCCGCATCCGCCCGGCGGACCAGTCGCTTCAAATCCCGCGGATAGCGATCAAGTTTGAGTCCACCGTCCCGCTGCAGATCGTTAAATTGTTTTCGCCAGGTCTGCGATGCGTTCCACGCCTGATCAGGAACAAACCGGTCATGACTCATCTGGCGCATTTCAGGCGGCAGCAGCAGGCCGGCATCGCCTTTCACCGCCGCTTTGGTTGTCTGTATTGCGCCCCCGCCCAGCAGCGTTACAAACGGCATGTATAAGGTCGCCTGCACCGCGTCCTGCACGGCATTCTGCAAATTACCGCTGAATGTGATCCCGTTGTTTTCGGCATAGACCCGTGCCGATTCCATCGCGGCAAATTCGATTCCTGACTGGATATATTCTTCTTTCAGTTCTTTCCACGTCCCGCGGCGGAAATACTGCCCGAAATAGTGCATGAACATGCCGGGATTGCTGCGCACTCCGGTAAACAGCTTCAAGCCTTCATCCGCCGTGCCTTTGCCCCACGTCGCCGGATTTAAATACTTCACCTCATAATATTCGCTCAGTGCATAGGGTATTGCGAAAACGCCCGAAATCAGCCTGGCAGTCTCCGGAGCCACATCATATTGGAAGCGCAGCCGATCCTCCCAATCGCTTTGCACACTGCCGTATGTCAACGCCAGTGCCGCAGGTTTACCTACCCCTGGAATCAATGATACAGCGGCAACTGACAGCATATCTGTCGTGATCTGTTCGACATTCAGCAGCCCCTCCTGAAAAGCTCCGATATCCGTATAGCGTGTTGTACCGGTCATCTGCCGAACATCGTAATCCAGCCGGTCTTTCCGGTCGCGCGCCCGCGCATCGCTCACCATTTCCGGCAGGTTCTCAAAGTAATAATTCTCGACTTTTTCACTCATCCCCTTGCGTACTGATAACCGCTCAACTTTTGTCGCGTCGCGGATTATTTTACGCACCGCCTGCTCATGCTCCGGTTTCAGGTTGCCCGCAGCGTCAAACGCATCCGGAATCTTCCGGTCGATTTCACGCGTAATTTCGCGCGAATTGTCCGCAAAGGAAATCAGGTCTCCGCCTAGATTCTTCATCGTGCGGCCCAGTCCGCGGATACGGTGTTCCGCCATGCCGAACACACCGCCCTGGCGCTCCAAAAAATTTCGGTCAAACTCAGGTTTCAGTGCAAACACGGCGGTCCGGAAGGCTCCCCACTGCGCCGGATTCATTGCCTCAATTGGATCGCGGTACATCGTCCACACATGGAACGGATCATCCGACAGCGCGACAGCGGCTGCCATAATCTCCTGTTCGGGTGTCAGCTCTGCCGCCGCCGCCTGAAACACATAACCGGGACTCTGTTCCAGTTGCTCATTAAATTCCTTTTTCACCGCCCCGGCGACCGCTTCCTGATCATCCGGACTGACATCCTGCTGATCCTTCGTGAACGGAGTGTACTCCGCGCCGGGCATGTTCAGCTGCGGTTCATTGGTTCCTGCCGGTTTATAGGTCTGCCGCAGCGACTTCCGCCGCCGGTTTTCCTTGTCTACGGCAACTTTCGCCCGCTCTCCGGGTTCCATGGAGGCATAGTCGTCAACCGGTTGCGGACCGAACATGTTTTTCAGCTGACCCAGCACCGCTTCTTCCGCCTCGTCCGGCTTCATTGCGCGACCGAAAAATCCTTCCGCCACTTTTTCAAACGGACTCAGCACCCTGGCTGCCTGCGGAGTATACTGACTGCCGATCTCCATCACATCACGCTGATTATACTCCTCAGCAGTCCAGTCTGGCTCCGGTTTGCCTTTCCCATAACCGGTCAAATCGATATAGGAACGCACCACGCTTTCCGGATCATCCCCGGCATGATATCCGCTTTTCTGGATGTAGTCATACAGTTCACGATGTGAACCGAACGCCGTCGCCCGCCGATTGACTTCATCCAGCTCTTTGCGCTGAACAGCAGTCATGTCCGCCTGCATGGAATTCAGCTTCTTTAACTGGTCACGGCTGATCGGTATCGGCATTTTTCTCTCCAATCAGTTTTAGCAGCGAACTGTCATCTTCAAGGTATCCCGCCTGGGTATGATTCAGCGCAGGAGGCTGAAAATTAAACCGGTCCTGCTTCCATGCCCGCCGAATAAATTCATCTTTGTTCTTCGCCGCCTTGATTGACCCGATGCGCCCGCTGTCAAGATACTTCAGGCGCTGCTCAACCGACGGGTTGTTTTCCTTCACCCACTGGTTATATAGATCCTTTTCCCGGGCGATAATCTGCAGCTTTTCATTATCTTTAAATCGATCACCGAAGCCGGTCCGGTAATCCAGACCGGTTATCACATCCTCGATTTCTGTATCGACCAGCTTATCGACAGCGCTGCCTTCCTGATCCGTTGCCCGGCTCAGAACATCCTTCAGAAAATTCCGGGTAGCCGGGGAACTGAATCCTTCGATCCGCCGCGCATAATTCAGCAGTTTGGACTTATCCTCATCTTCATCCGGATTATACTCCAGCATCTCCTTGCGCATCGCAATCGCCGCGGCAGGCTCCAATGCCGGAGAAATCCGTTCCAGACGCCCGCTTTCCAGCGTCTTAGTTGTCTCTGCCGTCAGTTCCATCCCGGCCCGTTCCCCGGCTCCGGGAAGCCGGCCGTTCTGCTGAATAAATTCAACAACCGCACTGTTGCTTTCCGCCTGCCGTGCTTTCTCCTGTTCAGCGGCCCGCTTTTTCGCTGTGGCAGCCGCGTCCTTCGCCAGGCGCACCAGTGTCTTCCGGTCCGCTTCGGGGATGTGCTCAAAGGCAACCCATTCGCCTTTCTCCCTGGCCGTCAGCCCCTCTTCAAATGTTTTCGCCGCTTCCGCCGCCTGATCAGGCTGCATCTGCTCGATGGAAATGATGTTGTTTTTCGCCAGAATCAAATCCGAGCGCAGAAAGGCGGAACGCTTTTCCACCTGGCCCTCTTCCGCTGTCAGCGTTCCGTTTTTCACCCGCACCTGCACCGCCTCGGCAATCTGTTCCCGGTTGCCGGACATTTCCGCATCATACTGCGCCTGTTTCGCCTTGGTATTTGTATCGCGCTTCCCGATTTCCGCAATCCGCTGCTCGGCTGCTAATCGGAATTCGTTCTGAAATACAGCGGTCGCCTGCTGCAGTTCACTTCGCTGCGAATTCCAGCGGATATTCGGAACCCCTTTGTCGTTTTTACCGGCTACCCACGAATCAATCTTCTGCCACGATTTTTCTGTAATGTCCCGCACCCTGCGCGGATCAGACGTTTCCGCCAGCTGCCGCTGCATCTCCTGCTGCACCGCCGCCAGATTGGATTTGTACGCCATCACATCCGCACGCTGGTCGGCCTGCCGGTTTTTCGCCGCATAGTCCGCGGCAACATCCGCCGTCCGCAGGCCCTGCCGGGCAATCGCCCGGCCCTGCTGAACCTTGGCCGCCTGCGGTGCCATACCGAAGCCTGCCGGAAGCCGCGGCGCACGCTCTGTCCGCCCCGCAGACGGATCTACATCAAAATTAAGCGGTATGCGTCCCATCAGTCTCCATCTCCTTCTTCACCGGATACGTCTTCACGGGTCAGTTCCGAATCACGGTCCAGAAATTCACGGCAGACTCCGATCCGCGCATAATAATTCCCGCTCCCTTTGGCTTTGCGGCACGTTGTCCCGCGATCCTGCATCGTTGCAAAGACCTGCACGCTGTCGCAGTACTCGGACATCCGGTTTAAAAACTGATCCATCATCTGATCGACAACCCTCTCTGTAATCACCCGGTTTTTATTCATACCCATCCTTCTGCTGAATCAAACAGCGAATTGTCTGTTGCGCCCGGTGTTTTTTTTGTTGAAAACAGCTCATTGTCAGCTGCATACGTCGCGCCCTGCAGGAGCGTACTGCCCACCCCGCTGATCAGTGTATTCGTCGCTCCGGTTTTGTAGGCATCCGCCTGCTGAGATCCCGTCTGCCGGATGATTGCCGCCCGGTTCATCGAATTGTTGAACGAGGTCTGTGCCCGCGCGTTTTCAGTCTGGATGTTCTGTTCATCCGTCCGTGCCTGCTCTTCCAGCGCATAGGCCGGCGTCCCGGTCATCAGCAGTCCGCTCTTGGCATACGCCGCCTCGATCGATGCCCGCCTGCGCCGGTTCTGATTCCGTTCCTGCCGTTCATCCTCCTGCCGTCGCTGCAGTTCTTCATCCGCCTCGCGTTCTTCCAGCCGGGCATTGTAATCCGCATTATACTGCGCCTGTTTGGCCTGCTGACGCTGTGAACTGTAGGACACCGCCGTCCCCGCCAGTGTGGTCGCCAGTCCCGCCAGAAATAATATTGATGCAAACATAATAAATCCTAATCCGTGCTCGTCAGTGTCACATCCATTCCGACCGCCAGCAGATTGAACGGCTGCGATCCCGATGTGCGGATCTGCAGCGGCGCTGTCTCGGTCGTATCGGCAATCACATCCACCTGGACTTTGCCGGTAAACAGTTCCTCTGACGGATACTCTATATCGATCCACGTTTCCCCGTCATCCACGCTAATCTGCCCGCCCTGCGATGCTTTCAGATACAGAAACACTGCATTCACTTTGTACTTCTTCTCTTCCAGCACCTCCTGGTTCTGCAGCAGACTCGTCGGTTTCAGCAGGCTCGTAATCGCGGTTTCCGTCCCGCCCTGGTCATCCGTATGCACCGTGTTTGCATAGGACATTTTTTCCATCTGGAATATATCGCCGCGCTTTACGCACAGAATGATTTCATCATCTGCATCCGTCGGCAGCATACACAGGCTTTCGACCTGTCCGCCGCTCAGCGGATGCCTGCCGAATCCCTCAATGTTCATTTCCTTGTAGTACGTAAACGAAATCAGATCGCCGGAAGCGTCATTGGTGACAAACCATACAACCGGAAACGGATTGATCTGCAGAGCCATCTGCTTCACTCCGCTTCCGAAAATTCCTGGATTATATATGGTTTTATCCTCGCCGATATATCCTGATTCAGCGTAGCTGTCATAAGCGAATGTTCGCAGCGTTTTATAGTTGTTCTGTATAAACAGTACTTCATTGCGCAGCAGCAGCGGCTGGATCGGCGCGGAGCTGTATGTATTCTGCAGCTGGATCTTCGGAGGATTCTCCGCGCTGATTACTTCATCTGAATCCCGCTGCCCGGCAGAAAACTCGCTGAAATCCGTGCCGAACAACAGCGCGTCCTTGCTCACCATCCAGCACAGCTGCGTCGCCCGGTCCGCCTGCGCCTGCAGCGTCACCGAAGACGTGTCCAGTGTACCCGGGGCGAACTGATCCCAGTTGTTGATTTCCGATCCATCAATCCGATACGGTTGTTTCGTTGTTCCGCCCAGCAGCATCCGCTCTTCATGGATCGCCAGTGTTCCGGGATACCCGTTGTCATCACTGTAGGCTCCCAAGCGCCACTCGTCAGTTTCAAAAACCGTAATCAGCGAGGACTGGGCCTTGACAGATACCGTCCGTGCATTGATGTATTCGGTTATTTCGCCGATAAACGAGGATCCATTTGGAAATTCCAGCTGCCACATGCAACCCGTTGCACCGGTCGGTGCCGAATAGGTTTCCATGTATGCCCGCACGGCGGCTCGCGGGTCCGTGATGTCGCGCGTCAGCTCCCCGTTGTGTTTGCCGTTTGCACCGTTGATCACTCCCAGCGAAGAAAACGTTGTCCCGCCGTCGATCGTCTGCTGCAATCTGATTTTTCCGCCCCAGACACCCGCCTCCGTGCGCAGCGTTACCGACCCGGTACCGCATACAAACAAATCTGATTTTTCTCCAGTCGAATCAAACGTCCCGGACAGCGCCTCGGCTCCCTGCACCGTCAAATAAATTTTCTGGCCAACATTTTTTTCTGAAAACAAATCCTGCGAACTTTGCAGGTTGAGTTTTGATGGCAGCGATGTCCGTTTCCAGTGGCTGTCAGCTCCCGCCGAAACAGGCAGAGAATTCCCTGTATTGTCATCATGCAGTGAAACGAAAAATGTGCTGTCTCCGGTAACGGTTATCTTTTCTGCTGAGAACGAACTCGGCAGAGGGTAATTATTGTACCACGTTGTCGTTGCTACTCTGATGTATGATCCATAAACTGTTTCCCAACTATATTCAATTTTCTTATACCGGCCGCTGTAAATATCGAACGTTGATGAAGAGGAGACCTGCTTCACCTGATATGTTCCGTTAATCGGTTCCGCATCCCCGCTGAATCCTGAAACAATAATTGTATCACCGGTCGATAATCCATGATCAGCAACCGTCAGGCGAGTGAGGTAAAAGATTCTGTAACGACTATCATCGCTGTCGCCATCCTGGTACCAGTAGACATATTCTGCACCGGTGATTGATTGATTGCTTGTTGTCGACAGGACAATATCTCCCTCTGCATATGTTTCCGTGGAAATGTATGCATCGCAGCCAATCGACAGCGTGGTATTATCATCCTGATTCCAGTCCATAAACGGACCTGATTTGATTCTCATGTCTTCCAGCGCCCAGTCATCATCCCCGTTGCGCACCAGCTGCTGCGGACGATAGCCGTTGTGCGTAATGTACATCACATCATTGATCTGCTTCACATGCAGCTCAAAAAAATTCAGCGCCGCATAGCTGCAGTCCACTGTATCCTTCAGATTTCCAGCCGGATCATAAATTTCAAATCGGCTGAATGAATTCTGTTCGTCAGCACGGTAACTGATCAGCGCCGCAATGTATTTTGTGTCGCGCGAATAGATGAAATCAAAATACCGGATCACTTCCGGCGTGTATTCAACCTCAACTTCGTTCACCGTCATCACCACCGGACCGTGCACCGTCAGTTTCTCCGTCGGCGGACGCCGCATCACTCCGCCGTACGGCGTCGACAGAAATCCCTCCTGGATAATGTTCGCCTTGTGATAATGCTCCAGATCGGACCGGTAAATCAGATCCGCTCCGATCTCTCCTCCGCTCAGATTGTATCTGTAGATCCGGCTCATCAAATATCCCTGTAAAAATACGGATACGCGCTGCGGATACTCCCGCCGCGTGTCCGGCTGTATGTCCCGCGTGCGCGCCGGCTGCGCGGATTTTCATTGTCAAAACTGGCGATCCGCTGTGCCCGCGGAAATACCGTCGTTTCATATTCGCTGTTTAATTTGTCATACCGTTTATCATCCTCTGTAATCGGCATGCAGATTTCCATTGCCAGCCGGAAATAAATGCATTTCAGCAGCAGCGGACTCCATTCCTCCGGATTGACTGAATAACGGATGTATTTTAATTGGAAATTCGACTCGACCGGCGTCCATAAGAAACCGTCCTCCAACCGGTAACTCTGTTCCCGGTTGCTGGCAGGTCGCAGGTAATCCTCCGGCAGCGCGTATCGATAGATCCCGTCAACCTCTTCCGCCGGAGCCTCCAATGTCACGGAACGGGTCAGTTCTCCCCAGCGGAACTCCGTCTGCACCTCGCGGATCACCTGATAAATAAACAGCCTGATTTCTTTGGCATACGGATGCGTGTCTGCAGTCAGATCCGTGATCCGTTTAGCCTGCCCCAGTTTTCCCAGCGACAGGTTGGCAACTCCTTCCAGTGTCGATGTAACATTTTCAGGAACAGCCATCTTTTCCTCCGTTCTTTAAAAAAGGCGGGGCGGTCGCCCGCTCCGCCTTTGCTTTACTCTTCATTTACACGGATCAGGCCGCGGCGATAATATCGCCGACCACTACGCCCAGATCATCGATGCGCTTGTAATCCTCTTTTTCGCGCACATAGATCACCGTCGCATCGCGATTCATAATCGAATTGCCCATGCTCGTTTTAATCGCCTTATACGACACCCGTTTGATCGCGTTCGGCACCCAGGCCACATACGAATCAACCACTTCAGCCGCTGTAATGTTCGCCATGATGCTGTCTGGCATTTCAATGAACGTGACCCCTTCGATCGTCGGAATCGTCCCCTGCCGGAAATGTTCATAACTGTTCACAAAATCGTTGTTGTGAATCTGATTCCGGCTGTTTTTGCGGAAGTTATATGCCAGCGTCGAACTGATCGCGCAGTAAATCGGCATGCCGATTGCGTACCACACATTGCTGAACTTATGCCGGATCATGCTCGGTAGCGTATCCACCGTCACATCGGCAAAGGTCATGTCATCCAGCGTCTGCGACGCCGGCAGCGTCATTGCATACAGTGCGTCGTTGTCATTGTCCTTCCGGCTGACTGATGCCGCCGTTGCAGCCAGCAGAAACCGGATGTCGCGCTTTTTAAAGATCTTGCGCATCCCGGTATTCACTGTTGAGCTCTTCGGATCAGCAATTTCCTGCCACTCTTCATCTTCCTCAATCGTGTGGCCCCATTCATTTCGCTGCGGAGAACTCCAGGTTGTCAGCTTGCTCACGTCCATGAACGGCGTCAGCGTCTTTTTGTATTCTTCCCAGCTCTGGCTCGCGTCATCGAGCTGGCGGAATTTTTTCAGCGTATCCGCCGCAGAAAGTTCGATCCCTTCAGCATCATCGCTGTTTCCGGGATCAAGCCCCGGTAGCCAGACTCCCTTTCCGGATCCGGCCCCTTCCTCGCACAGATGCGCCAGGATGGAATGGTTCGGGTGCTCCCCGAGCATGTCAGTGATGTTGTCACTGAACAGTTCAAACATATGTACATTTTGACTTGCCATAATTTCCTCCTTCAGTTTTTCAGTTCACAAACCGGGATTTCTCCCAACTCGTTCGCCGTATTCCTCCGAAGGAGGGGGCTCGCTTGCGGTTCCGCCGCCACCCGCCGCGTTCCACGCGGATGGAGGGGCTCAGGCCGAAAAAAGGGCCGAGGTGTTCCCTCAGCCTATATACGCATCACCCTTTCAATTTCAATTATTTATTTTTTGCGCATCTGTTCCCTTTTTTTATACAGCGGTTCAAGTTTTTCTTTAATCACCCGCTGCCGTGTCAATGCATTTCCGTTCCGGTATTCATCGCTGGCGCGTACCGTTTTTATCTGCTCATCCACCGATTCACCGCCCGAACCGCCGCCGCCCGGATTATCCTCGGCGGTACTGCGCGCCACATCATCCAGCATATGCCTGAAATCGATATCCGCATCCAGTCCATAGGCTTTGGCCTTCTCCACAAACCCGGCATACCGTTTTTCAACCGTCTGTATGCCCGCCGTGCGCTCATCATATTCGGGGCCCCATTCTTTCTTCAGCTCCGCGTCCGTCGCTTTGCGCGTGGCTTCAATCTGCGCCTGCGCCTCCTGCATGTCCTGCGCCACCTGCTCCGCATAAATATCCATCACGGCACCCGCATGCGCATTGCTCAGACCGGCTTTGTGAAACGACGTCTTGATCGCCGTCTGCCGCTCTTCGCCCAGTTCCGAATCCTTGAACATCTCCAGCTCATAGCCGTCCGCAGATTCAGGAGCCAGCGGCAGATCCGGAAAATGCTTCAGCACCTCCGCTCGAAACGCCGCTTTCTGTTCATCCGTCGCATCCTTGCCCGGAATCGGTATCCCCTTGGCCGCCGCCAGCTGCCGCGCGTTCTGGGCCCCCTTGACATACTCATCGAAACTTTTGTATTCACGGTCCTTATCTGTCAAAACAGCCGGATCGGAAACCAGCCCTTCATACCAGGGTTTCTCCGCCGCCTTGCGGCTGGAACTGATCTGCTCATCATGGGTCAGATCACGTGATACCGTAGACCCGTTATCAACGGTTTCACCTGTGCCGCCCGGATCACCCTCTCCTCCTGCCGCACCTCCGGCATCGCCTTCTCCTCCGCCCTCTTCAGCAAACCCGACCAGGCCGCACAGCAGCATCGGGACATACATCGACAATATGAATTTCAGCATAGATCACCTCTTTATTTTTTGCGCAGACGCCGGGCGATATAACTGCTTTTCTTCGCGTCCTCTTCCTTCCTGGACGTAATCGCCGCCATATTTCCGCGCCCGGCGGCAATCTGTTTTGCGCGACGTTGCAGATAATTCGATCCCTTCACCGCCGGATCTCCGCTAACCGCCGCAGGCGCAGCATCGTTTAACTTATCACCAGAGATCTCATCAGCGTCAGTTTCGAGATCGGCATCTCCGACATCATCATCGGTCACGGTCAACGCCATGTAGATCGCTTTCAGCGTATCCGCTTTTGTTTTTCCCGGCTTCACATCCAGACCCTCAGCGGCGATAAACTCGTCCAGATCCTTCGCCGTGACTTTTTTTTCATCCACTTCACCGCTCAGAATCAGTTCTTCGGTCAGTTTTATTTCACTCATCCGTTTCTCCTCCTTCTTTTGATTTCATTTTCGGCTTCCAGTTGATCTGCTCCAGAATCCATACCCCGAAATCGTTTCTCGCCACATTGTGTTCCTGAATGCGCGAATCGGTTGCAAACAGCCGGCCGTTTACGCCGAGATGATCCAGCAGATCATCCAGAACCCTGCGCCCGTCCGGAGTTCCGAACACTTTCTTGAACCGTGCCGTACGCCGGCGCTGTTCAGCGTCCGATCCGCCGCGTTTCGTCCTGTCCGCTCTAACTGCCATCAGATTGCCACCGTCATATTTTCATCCATCATTTGTCCCGCCAGGTCCGCAGGGCTCTCCTCTTCCGATCGCTTCTGCACATCAACCGGTTTGACGGCCCCGGCTAACTGTTCACGTGCCGCAGCTTCTTCCTTCGATTTGAGGTACTCGTCCCAATTGTCTTCCGTTTCGGTTTCCGTATACAGGATCTCGACATCAACATTCTTTGCCTCGAAAATCTTCTCAATCAGCTTGCTGATCTTCACCGCAGCCGCCAGACGCGGAATCTGCTCAATGCCCGCGACCATTTCCGCCGCCTGCTGAATAGCCTGTGACAGGCTCGATATCTCCATATCCGCCAGCTGAACATCCAGACGGCTCGTGTAGATCACCCGGAATCCGCTGCCCTGTCCATCGCCTTTATCCACCAGCAGTTCGGGTGGAATCGTTTCGTTCAGCAGGCCGTAATCTATGATATCTTCCGCGACAATTTCATACAGCGGTGCAAAAAATCCGTTGCTCAACCGGTTCACCACCGGACTGATTGCCTGGATGCGCTCCCCGATCAACTGAGAAATTTCATACGCGGTTTTCTGCCGGTCCTTCATTTGCTCCAGCATCGTAAACAGATCAACGTAATGCAGCTTGTTCAGTTCTTCCTTCAGAAAATCAATGAAATCAGAACTCATCTGCAGATTTCCGTTGCCGGTATAGGTGAAAATCTGGCCCTTGCCCGTATCGCAGTAATTCACTCCGAACGCTTCCAGGCAGGCGCTCTCCACCGCATCCTTATCCGGCAGGAAAATCGGCGGAGCAACGCCGATTTCAACCCCGTCCATATGATCACTGACCACCTTCATCAGCGTCCTGGCAACCGGCAGCGCCCTCATAGCCGGCGAACGTCCGCACTCTTCATCATCCCGAACGTAAAACCTCGGCATCAGATAACGCATCCGCCGTGCACCGGAAACACGAACCTTCTTCTTCTGTGCCACCTCGATATGAACGCTCTCGAAGCGCATATTCTGCGCATCCAGCCGCCGCCGATCCCTCACCTTGCGCGGTCGCATCGCATGGATGAATTCGAATTTCAGATTATAATCATCGCGATCATACGCGTTGCGCAGCTCCTGCGACACATTCTCTTCCCCGAACTCCAGCACCGCCTGCTGCGCCGACAACTCATATTCACGGTACATCTCCACCACACTGCCCTTCACATCGCGTACCGGAAAACATTTGATCGCCGGATACACCATATATTCATGCTGCCGGGTTTCACGGTTGAAATGCACATACATAACCCCTTCCCCGCGCACATCAAACCCTTCCAGCATCGAATTGTATTTCTCAGGAAACGGACTCGTCTGTATCCGCTGATGCGTCTCCTTGCCCAGCGCTGTATAAAACCGCTTCACCGACGCACTCTTCATCTTCCGCGGATCTTCGTCTTTGATGTTTCCGCGGCCCATGCTCATCGTGTTCGAAAACAGTCCCGCTGTAAGTCGTTCCTGTGCCAGAATGCCCGTCGAAACAATCGGCTGCAGAATCTCTGAGCCTTCCGTATTCGACATCAAATCCTCCATCTCCGGATTGAACAGTCGGCAGGCTTCATCACAGAGCGTCTTGTACGTACTCCGCTTACTCTTCAGGTCATCCCGCGTCCGGATAATCTTCTCTGCAATCGTTTTGGCCATCAGTCACCCGTCTTTGTTTTCAGGGAATTAACAAACTGCCCGCTGTAGGCCGGATTGACACGATAGGTATTCGCCCGGCCCCGCTGCTTCTGCAGCCTCCGCCGTTCGGCATCCGCCGCGGCTGCAACCTCTTCGCTCTCCGGTGTCACGGGAGCCGGTTCAACCTCCGGTTCGATCTTCTTCGGCTTCTTGCTCTTGCCCATTTAACCCTCCGTTGGAATTCATCGTGCCGCGTCGCGCAGCAAAACTATATACGCAGCGCGCAGTGCGCGCATAAATCCGGAACCCCATCTCTGCGGCCGCATGCGCCGCCCGCCGGTTGTCTGGAGTATAAAACGCCTGCAGCAGATCGATTTCACGCGAACCGAGTATCATGTTCACCGCCAGCCTCGCCGTGCCGAAAACCGTCTTCAGCCTGTACCGTCCGTGCGCCGCAAAATGGATTTGCGCCGAACGGCTGTCCGCGCAGTAGTCCGTCATCCAGATGATCACCGGAAAGCGACCATCTATTTCGATCACCACCGGACAGAACGCGATGTCCCGCCGACCGCGCGGCTGGAAATAATCCATCCATCCGTCCTCCGACCGCAGATGCTCCGGCAAGAAATCCAGTTCCCCGCATAATTCTCTGTATACCCCCAGCACCTCGCCGGGCATCGGATCCAAGTGAATAAACACATCGCCGTTCCTCGTCATCGCTTCACCTCCTCAGCTTTCGCGCCGCATGGCTGCGATAGCGGTTGCGGTTCACAGCGAGCGCCCGCGGTTTCAGGTTGCGCATCCCCCAGTAGCGCAGTCCGTCGATCAAATGATTAAACCGGTCCTCCGGTTCATCCGAAAACGTCCCGTCCGGCATCTTCTTCCAGGCGTAATTCTCCAGCTCCTTCTGGAAATTCGTACTGTCACGGTGAACATAGATCGTGAATTGTTTCAGCAGGTTGATCCCGTACTGTATTGATCCGGCACCCTTCTCACACGAAACCGCATTGAATCCGCTCGCCTGCAGGTCCGCAATCTCCTCCGCTGCCGCTGCATCACCGACCAGCTCAAGGTCCGGATCGAACAGACCAACCTCTATTGCCTCCCTCAGCCGCAGCTCCAGGCTCGGTTTATCCGGGTTCGTCTGGTTCACCGTCGTAATCAGGCCCGTCTCGTAGACAATCTCCCGCACATACAGACAGTCGCGCAGCAGAAACGACCGCCCGACCGCCGTCGGATCCTGCGAAAAACCGAAATCCACAAAATGCCCGTCCCGCTGCCGCGCATACAGCTGCTTCGGCCACTGCTCATCCTCCAGAACCTTCCAGTTGCTGAATATCGCCCCTTCACGCCGCGCCCGCTTGCCGAGTCCGTAAACCTCCCACGCCCACTTATCGGCCGTCCCGGCCTTGATATTCTCCACCGTCGGTTCCCAGCTCAGAATATCCGCGCGGGATTCCGGACTGATGAACGGATTATCCCTAAACGTCGAATGAAAATAATCCACCCGGTCCGCCGCCTGCTTCAGAATGCGCTCAAACACCCAGTGCACCGACAGCGACGGATTGAAATCCATGATAATGAAATCATTCGTCCGCGCATTGATCTGCCGGAAACTCTCATACGAGATTTCCGTCACCTCATTCAGCCAGGCGATATCCCGCCGCGGACCGTGCAGCTTGCCCGGCTTCTGGCATCCCCTGAACCGCAGCCGCGAACCCGTCGAAAACCGGTATTCCAGCCGCTGCTTGTTCCACGCCCGGTCATCCCACAGGTCAAACCCGTCCGGGCCCATCACAAACATGAAATCATCAACCACCGAATCATTGCAGGTTGACTGATCATGACGGAAACAGTCCACCCGGATCTTTTTACGACGGAGAAGATGATGCGAGATAAGATACTGCAGAATTGAAATCGTCTTCGACGATCCTGAACTGCCCTCCAGAACACTGTACCGCTTGCGGGTCGGACGGTACGGCTGACCCGGCATATTCCATCCGCCGAGACGCTGCGCAGGATGCGCCGGATGCTCCGTATTCAGCCATTCCGTATATTCAGGCAATGTCGTTTTAACCAGCCGCTCATAATTAACGGTCACCGGCACCTCTTTAACGACAACGGCCATCAATCCCCCTTATGCACCACCATGCGGAAATCAACATGCGATCCGGGAGGAACCTCCGGCAGCTGCGTCCCGAACATCCGCAGATATTTACCCAGCGTCTCCAGCGCAGCCGGCTTCGAGTGCATCTTCAGCGCAATACTTATTCCTTCCTTCGTATCCCGGCGGCTGATGCCCGCAATCGCCCGCCGCGCCTGCGTCGGGATATCCGAAATATTCCGAATCGTACCGCCGTCTTCCCAGATGTCCGCCGGATCCACAAACGCAATCGCCGCCAGCTCCTGCAGCACACGTTCCGTTGTCACCTCGGCAACAGCCAGCGGCACCGCCACCACCTCGGCAATCAGCTTCAGTACCCGTGGATCATCCAGCAGCCGGCTCGCCTGCCGATTAGCCGTCCGTTCGGCATACCCGGCCGCAATCGCCGCCGCCGTTCCGTTAAGTCCGTGCGCCGCATACTCATGCGCAAACTTCAGCGCCCGTTCAGATAGCGGTTTCGCCGCCGCACGCTGCTGTGCCCGCCGCTTCTTCGCCGCCGTCCGCTTCTTCCCCGTGCTCTTCTTCGCCGCCTGTCTACTTTTGTCTACTGCCTTTTTTGCCATAACCTGCCGCCCGTTAAATAATTCCGGCTATTTATTATCCACCATTTTTTCAATCAGTCTTTTCCTGGTTTTGTATTTTCGAATAACAGTCATTCCAGCCCATTTCCCCTGTTGAGTAATCGCTGAAAATGGATTAAGACCCGGATCAATTTTTTTCCAGTGCCTGACAATTCGGTGGCGAAACTCACTTAGAAACTCATCTTTTACAGATGATGGATATCCGCTCATGCTCCGCTGGCTGAAATATCCCCGGACAATCTCCTCCGCCAGCACCGCAAACCGCTCCGTCATCATTCCCGCTTCAAGCGACTGCTCCAGCTCATGCTTCAATTCGACTTTGCAAATCATCATGCCACCCTTTCCTTCCGCCGCGGTTTGCCCATCCGTTCATTCAGCCGGGCGCACAGCTCACGCTCCGGAAAACGCAGCTCACGGGCCCCAGGACACATCACATCCGTCTGCACCCCGGAAACCTCCTCGCGGAAAATAATGCCCGCCTGCTGCGGACCGAACTGCCGCCGTAAATTCAGCAGCTTAGACTCCAGAATTCCGCGTGTCTTCGCCCACTCGTTCGGCTGGAAAATACGACAGGCCGTCTCCGGCAGGCAATCATCGGCAACACTCCACACATCGATCCCGCGCGAACCGCCGGATGAAAAAGAACGGTTCGGCGGAACGCCCGCGCCTGCGGCGCTGCTGCCCCCCCCGATCATCCTCATGGAGTCGGCGGGACCTGAACCGGCGCGCAGCGGCGGTTCGGGCGACTCCTCATAAGCGCGGGTATCCGCGCGCGCATCATGATCATGAGATTCGTTAGAATCTCTTTTATGAATATGATTATAATGATTGTGATATGTCACACCGTCAGGTTGTGACATATCACACCCGCTCTCACGCCCGTCAGGGCCCTCACTCTCACGGGGGGGCAGCAGCGCCGCAGGCGCGGCAGGCTTACTCGAAACACACGCCTGCACACACAGCCGTCCACCCTCCGCGGGCACAACATCCCCGGCGTCCGACAGCTCCTTCAGGATACCCACGGAAATTTTCCGACTGTACTTCGTCGCCGTGCAAATCGCCGAAATTAAATCATCCGCCTCAAACACCGTGCCGGCATATCCGGCCAGCCCGTCGCGGGCATTGGCCAGCCGCCGGGCGGCCAGACTCCTCCTCTTGCGTTCTGCCGCCGCCGTAGGCGCTCCGCCCTGGTCCTGCGCCCAGCCATGGACCTTAATGTATCCCGCCTTCGTAACAGCCAGCAGACCGGCGGAACACAGCGTCTCAATCGCCTTCTGTGCCCGCGGAACCGACACCTGCGGAGTAACCCCCGCAATCCACTGCGCAAAATCCGCCGACTTCATCTTTGCCCCGGTCACCGACAGGCTTCCGTCCGCCAAATCATATTGCTGCCGGGTCTGTCCGACCAGCAGCAGCGCCTTGAAACAGACCGACGTCTCCACCGCCGGCAGCCCCTGCGCCATCATCCCGATCCGCTGATGATTCAGCTGCTGATAATAATGCCCGCGGTACCGTCCCTTATTCATCGCATCTCATCCTTTTCTTTCGATGATTCCCATATTCATACCCTTTGTGGTTAATTTCCTGCTTGCCAGCTCCAGCAGCACATCTGCATGACACGGACCGTCCAACGGACACCAGCACGCCAGATTCTTTCCGCGCAGCTCCCGGCGGATATCATCCGCAGACCGATGTCAACAATCCGGTAGAGTTCTCCGCGGACAGTCACCAACGCAAACCGGTCGTTCCCGGTAATGGTGTCGAGCGGGGCATCCAGTTTCTGCCCCGTTCCGCATCCGTAATATTTCACCAGGAATGCCCGCACCTCGGCGAAACGGTTTGATCCATCAACTGTCGGAAGCGGCTGGGTATGCGGATAGCAACGGCTCTCTTTTCCCTGCTGGCTGTGATAACTCATCAGGTGCGAAGTCACCAGGGCATGGTGGTTGACCTCGGCGCAAAGGGCTGATGTCGGCGATGAAACAAAATATGGTTCCTGATTATTGATTACAAACTGCCGTATACCCCTGAAAATTCGTTCCATCGTTTTATCCGCCAGCGGACGAACCGCCCGAATGCCCGCCGCCTTGCATCCTTCTTTCGTCGCAAAAATCGAAACAGTGGGAATCGAAAAATCAATGCAATCCGCCGCCGTGCGGTATGGTTTTTTGTTCCGGCCTTTCCCGTGCGTCTTGCGCGGCCACACAATCGGCTTGCCGTCACACCGGGCAATCAGCACCAGCCGTTCGCGGGATGTCGGTGCGCCGTAATCACAGGCTTTTAAAACGCGCCATTCAACAACGTAACCCATCTGCCGCAAACGCCGAACAAACTTGTGGAAACACTCGCCTTTCTTGCGAAAATCAGGCTGGTTGGTCCGCTTATCCAGTCGGCACCAGGTACGGAATTCAGATATGTTTTCCAGAATAATAATCCGCGGTCTGACTTCCCGGGCGTACCACAGCCCGACAGTCGCTAAAGATCGGATCCTCCGGCTCTTCGGTTTCCCTCCGCGGCTCTTGCTGAAATGAGTGCAGTCCGGCGACAGCCAAAGCAGGCCCACAGGACGGCCCTTGCTCACCGCCAGCGGATGCACATCGAAAACATCTGTTCGGAAATGATGGGTGCAGGGATGATTCTGCTCGTGATAATAAATCGCATCGCGCGAATGATTGATCGCCTCATCAACCGGAACTCCGACCGCCGCCTCAATTCCAATGCTGGCCCCGCCTCCGCCGCAGAACAAATCGATTGTAATTTCACGCTTACACCGCGGACGCGGAACTGTTCGTTTCATATTCAGATAATCAAACTCAGCCTGCATAAATCTAAGCCGCACCTTCCACGCTCCACAGTCCACGTTCTACGTTCTCCGCCCCGCATCCCGCCGCCGCTCTTCCATCCATCGTTTAAAATCATCCGCAGGCGGCAGTTCCTCCAGCGGCTCGATGTGCGGCCGCACCTTTCGCGGCCACTCGTCCACCATCACCGCTGTTTCACCGTCAAACACCCGTTTCATATTCAAGTCTCCTGCGGACAAAAATTCATCGCAGGCTGCGGACGCGGAGAAACCCCCAGATCCTCAATCGCCGGGACCTCTTCGCCGTGCAGCAACGCCTCCACCTGGGCCCGGTAACAAAAAGAATGCGTCCGGTTCTCGTAATCCACCGCCAGCGGCCACTTTCCGCCGGCAATATTGCGCAGCAGCGTCCGTTTGCTCACTCCCAGCAGACGGGCCGCCTGCGGAGCGGAAATTCTCGCCGACCCGCCGGTCAGAACAGACGCCACCGCCGCCTTCAGTCCGGCATCTACTCCCGGATCAATCGCCAGTACCGCCAGCACGGCGGTCTTTGTGCTTTCCAGAATCATGCCGCATACCCTTCCGATGCCGCCGCCAGCGATTCGATATCCGCAATCAGTTCCATCCGCTTATATGTGCTCATCATAAACCTCTAACCGGGACCTCTAACCGATGAATTTCAACTGCTAATCTCCGGCATCCTGCCTCTGACCCCGTCACTCCGCCGGAAAGCCGCGCACAGGCTTTCTCCCCTGCCCGCGCCAGCGATTTCAAAAACTTCAGTTCAGTTCGCTGATATGTGTTCACGCGTCAGCTCCTTCCGTTTATTGCAAAAGGTGTCTAGACACCCGGTACAAAAAATTGCGCTCTTTTATTTTTAGGGTGACTAGACACCTCGTTCAAAAAAAAACGTTCAATCCCTTCGCGAATCGCCAAACGTGCTGTATTCGAAAGAGTCCGCTGTTCAGCGGCGGCGACTTGCTCAAGCTTCCCGCGAAGCTCATCATCAATTTTTATTGTCAGTGTTTTCATCTTTTTTCTCCGCATATTCGGAAATGTATTGCTTCACAAGTTCAGTCATGTTTGTTTTCTTAACTTTAGCAATATGCTTCAGAGCAGCGTATTCTTCTTTTGAAAGGTAAACCCCAAGCATTTGTTTTTTACTGGCTCTCTGATTTGGCATATTCATTCCCTTTGAACACGGTGACTAAACACCTGTTTGTAAAATAATGCAATACATTATTTTCATTTTTTTTATAGCTTGTTATTCTGACTATAAACTCAACTGGATCTATTCTGATGGATTAATTGGAAAAATCAGAATCATGAAAACACTGCTTAACATACTGCTCAACGTAACAATCGTCGTAGCGGCTCTCTTCGGCTGGTACCGGCTCGAAAAACTTAAGCCGCGAATACAGAACATAGAAAACCGAGTCCTTAGAAAATCCGTCTCAATCGGTATCACCGTCGTCATCGTCCTTTGCATACTCATTCTGTTTTCCATGCTCGGCGACAACATGATGTAAGGAGACTTCCATGGAACCCAACGTCATCACCGGAATCGTCCTCTTGTTCATCGGCGCCACCGGAATAGCCTTTATCTTGTTGACGATCCTCCTGCCTTCCCGTAAAAACCTGCCCGCCGTGTCCGAAAACAAACTCATCCCCCCGGAAACATCACCGAGAACCGAATCCAAACCGCCGCCGCGGAAAACATCCCGCATGGAATTCGCCCTCACCGCCGTCATCTGCATCGCCGGTTGGGCATTCATCACACAGCTGCTTCATCCCTCCGACCAGATGGGCGCCATCCTCTTCACCGTCGTTGGTTTCATCCTCGTCCTGCTGCTCGCCCGCGTCATCATCGGCCGCCTGCGGGATATCGGCATCCATCCCGCCTGCTCTCTGCTCTTCTTAATCCCGTTGCTCAACATCATCGGCCTCATCGCCCTTGCCGTTTTCCCGCCGAAAAAAATAAATAAAAAAACTAACGAACAGGATCTTACTGCGTCAGTAAAAGAGGCTACACGAGGAATTGCCGATAAGGTAGACCAGTCCGTTAATCCGATTGATCTCGCCATGGCTCGCGAAGTCATTAAGCAACAGGCCGAAAAAGATGCTGAGCGTGCAGTGCGGCAGATCACCGCCGGACCGAAACCTGAAAAACCGGAATGCCACCCTCGCAAACAGCATCGCGGCCATTGGAACGGAAAATATTACGGCGCTCCTGGACGCTGGAATTACTACGTTGATAACGTGAGATACACACTAACCGACGAGGAATACGACCGGTGCATGGAGTACCGCGCCGCATGGGAAAAATGGAATGAGGCCACAAAATGAAACACACTTGCCCGAAATGCCGACAGACCATCAACATACCGGAGCGCGACATCCTCACCTATGTCGAGCGTTCCGGCACGTTCCGGGCACGCATCTCCAGCTTGATCAATCGCATCAATGCCAAAAAACAAAGCGCCGCTATGACACCAGAGCAGCGCCGCGCACGGGCTGAAAATGCCGTTAAAATCCGCGAAGAAAAACGGTCGGCGCGGCGGAACAAATAACCATGGACTGGCTGAAAATATGTAAATCCGAACTGGCCGCGGAAATCTCCGCCCTCTTCCCCCGCCGCTACAACATGCCCGCATGGGCGCATGATCCCGAGGCACTGGCCGTACATGCCGCCACCAACCAGACCGACGGCGACCCCTACAACGCTCAGCTCTGGCAAGCGGCATCCGTATCGTTCGCCCGGTTCGGCTCCCGCGTCTATGCCGTCGAACCGGACCTGCTGCGCTCCCTGCAGCGTACCCGCCTGGAAGGGGCGAACATGGCCGATCTGCACTGGCCGCTGCCCGCATTTGCTATCGTTTTCCCGCGCGGCGGAATCCAGACCGATCCGCAGTCCGGCGACCTCACCGGCGTCATTGTCTCCCAGGTGGATCACAGCGGACAGCGTAACGTTGTCCTTTGCGGCGGACTCTCCAACGGAGGCTCCCTGGCGCTGCATCAGTCAATGACGGATCTCGACGCCATGGCCGGAGACCTGCACATGCCGCACGGCGGAGACAAATCAGATGTGCAGATCGAGCTCGGACTCATGGCCGGCATCGTCATCAAAATCATGGCCTACATCACTGCCCGCAGCGACATCACCGACGGCGCGCTGAAAACCCGCGCCAAAGCCGGAAAACCGAATGCCCGCGACTGGTGGCTTCCGTGGATCGTCGGCTCCGGCTATGCCCGCAGCGTCCGCTCCGGATCAGCCGGCGGAACGCACGCCGGACCCTCCATGCACTGGCGATCAGGACACTGGCGCAACCAGGCTATCGGTCCACGCGATGAAGGAAAACACAGACTCATCTGGATCGAGCCTGTGCTTGTTGGAGGAAAAAATGACATTTAAAAACAAGCGGCAAAAACAATAATATTTCAATCCGCGCTCCAGTCGGAACGATCAAAGGAAAATAGACCATGCTGGCAAAAATGGCAATCCGCGAAATCAACGAAAAATACAGGAACAAAGGAAAGGCGCGGCGGCGCCTGAACGCCTACCTGCGCGACGAATGTCCCGGTGCGAACGAACTGCTCGACCTGCTCGAACAGGTCAGCGGCATGCGTCAGAAAGCCGCAGGACACACCCTCGACCTGCTCGATGATGTAGAGGACGGCCTGCAGGCCGTTCGCGACGCCATGGTCGAAGCCATGATCGATTGAACATTCATTTCAGCACCTCCGGCAGCGCCCGCCCCACCGCGGTCCTCACGGCTTCCGTATTCTGCCGGCTGTAGGTATCGCTCATCTTCGCCCCGCTGTGCCCTGTCACCGCCCGTGTAAACACCCTGCTCGTGCCCGCGGCATCATTCAGCGACTGGAAAGTAACACGCAGGGAATGGAAACTGGCCGTCCCGCGTTCATCGTCCTTCACGGCGGCGTCTGCCCAGATCTGCGCCAGATATTCGCTGAGCCTGCCCCCGGACGTCCCGTCGTATAATGCGGTCAGCAGCGGGAACACCTGCCCGCGCAGCGGTGCATACTCCTCAAACCAATCCTGCAGCTCCGCGGAAACCGGAATCTCCAGCGGATCAACTTTCCGGCGGCCGGTTTTCTTCGGCACAATCCGGATGACCCACAGATTCCGGTCAATCAGCTCCCCGCACAGATGCACAGCATCATACAGCCGCAAGCCCGTCCAGTATCCCGTCAGATGCAGACCGGCAAACTCCCTCCCGATATTCGGCGGACTGACCACATGCCGCTCCGTATAGCGCTTATCCACCACCTCAAACGCCAGTGAACTCGCAATAATCCGCTTCACCTCATCCGGATCCAGCGCACGCTTCTTCACCGTGCGGCTCTGCTTCATTATCTGCAGACCGTCCCAGGGATTCACTGCATCCGGACATACAACCCGGTAAATCAGCTTCAGCGTCGCCAGATGCTTCTTAATACTGGATTCTTTCAGCCGGTTTTCCAGATGCGCCACATACCGTTCGCAGGTGCCCGCATCCAGGGCTTCCAGCGTCTGGAAACATCCTCTGCACCATTTCGTAAACTGCGTCCAGATCACCCCGTAATGTTTCAGCGTCCGCTCCCCGCTCGCCGGACGGCGACGGGATGCGGTATATGCCGCCCATACCTTCGTAAATTCCACTGACACCGTTGCACCGGACAACCGTTCCTTCGCCCACTGACCGAGATCAACAAGACTGTGCAGCCACTCCTCTTCATTTGTAAGCTTCATTCGTCCGCACATCTCGACCGCCCGGAGTTCCGCCGTCTCACGGTCCGTCGTCCGCAGCGACACCGGATGCTCCCTGCCGTCCGGGCCCGGATTCGAAAAATAGAAAATGGCCGCTCTTTTTGAGTCCCTGGAGAATCTTTTGCCGCCGGCCCGCTTGTACAAATAACCGTAGGGAATCTTCATGCCCGCTCCTTTGTATGGAGTCTGTACGGTAAACCGCAACTTGCGCCAACTAAAGACAAAAAAACAGACGCGGCGCATCAAAAGCCGGGATAATAAAAAAACCCTGTAAAAACAGGGTTTATAAGAGTGGTGCACCCGACAGGAGTCGAACCTGTAACCTCCTGATTCGTAGTCAGGTGCTCTATCCAGTTGAGTTTGCTGTCATGAATAAAAACCAATATTTAAAGGATTTTTATTTGATTATAGAGCAAATGTGTACGGTATGTGTATGGTTTAAAATACTATTGCGCCAATTTGCGACACGCTACTTTTCACGGTTTTTAGATGATCCCGTTTTCAACCAGTCACGCCACAGATACAGCGCATCCCTCAGCCACACCCGCAGCCGTTCGAGCAGTCCCTGCAGCGTCCGTTTCATTAAACCGCCGAGATTTTCTTTTTGAACTCTTCCGGGTCGGAAAGACCGGCCTCTTTCACCTCGGCCTCATTTTCCTTCTTCGTCTTGTCGCCCGGGCGCTTGATGAATATCCCGCCGGCCCCGAGACCGAGGGCACCCGTAAGAAGCGAGGTCCCATTATTCCACAGCGGGACAACCGTGTCCTGCTGAAATGCCGTCGCGATCTCCACCTGCCGCATAACGTCTCCATAGACGATTTCGAACTCAAAATTCTCACGATCCGCCTGCTGCTGGAATTCGAATACCGCGCGCTTGTGCGTATCGGTTACGGCAGCATTCAGGTCATCGAGCTGCGCCTTCGTGTTGAACAAACCGATCACTTTGCCCGGCATGTTCGTTTCCCCCGTGTACTCAACCGCATCAGGAGGCAGAGTAGCCGGCGTTATGTGGTCGAAGAACGACGCACAGCCGATCAGCGGCAATACGAAAATAATCAATATGATGTTCTTCATTTTAACTCCTCTTTTCCCCTTTCTTCTTTCTCCACCCACGTCGGCGGATAGCGCCCGCCGCACTCGATACAGACAAAATCCGTGTCGAGCTTCCCCCCGCACATTGGACAGGTGTTTTCCATTTTCACTTCAAAAACTTCAGCGCCGCTTCCCGGCCGAAAAACAGCATGACGACCGCAAAGGCACTCAGAATCAGGATAACAACGAACGCTCGTCGGAAACTCCGCGTAACATCCTGAAATGATTTGCCGATTTGGACAATTACGCGAATCGTGCCGTGATTCGCGCCCTCTTCCGCCATTGCCTCATGCAGCGAATGCACCACACCGCGCTCTTCCGGCGACAGCCGGCAGGGATGTTCCAGGTCAAACTGCTTCACCGCGGTTTGCGCCGCCTCGTTCAGCAGTCTCTTCAGCAGTTCCTCTGGAACAATATAATCCGGCATTTACTCCCCCTGAAAATAAGCGTTAATCGTCACCTTCAAAGCGCCGCGTTCGGTCAGAAAATCCAGGTACGGCTGTTTGTACGACTCGTCCAGAATCCCGGCAACAGCCGCGTTGTAGTCGCTGGTCAGCTTGCCCTCGGTATCACGCGGCCACATCGCATTGATCGCCGCGCGGAGGATGTTGTCAGGCGTCGGCGTGGTGTGGATCACGCACTCATAGCAGGCGTACAGCGTATCGCCGTCATCGTTTGTAACCGCCTCAATGTCCCAGCGGAAACGGGTCGATCCGTCAGGGTATCGCTGCAGCTGCTGCGGCTCCGAATTATATTGCACCTTATTCATATACTTCCCCCTTATCGAAATTCAAAATGCTCACCGTTCTGCACAATCGTCGCCAGAAACGGAAAATCCTCTTTCTGCACCTGGCCGATCTGATCGAGCAGCACGTCCGATCCCGTGAATACCACATGCGGCTCACGGTTCAGTTCAATCTGCAGCGTCAGCAGTTTCCCTGATTTGTTTTTCGGATACTTGCTGTCCGACACCGAAAAATCAGAGACAGTAATTTCGCAGTTCAGCACCTTGCTGATCTTGATTTTGTCGCCGACAAACAGCTGATGCTGCGGCTTGATTCCCATGTCGCGGAAGGCTTTCATACCGCCAGCCTCCTCACCAGATTCCGGGCGTCACAGTGCGACGCCCAGCCCGTATAACTGCACAGCGCCTGCCGCATATCGTCCGGGCTGATGTTCTTCCGCCGCAGCCGGGCCGCCTTGCGCGCCCAGGATTGTTTAATTGATTTACGCAGCCGGACGTGCGAATGACGGAAAACGTAGCCGACGAAATCAATGCCCCGCGAATCCACCGGAAACACCTGCCAGTTGCCCTTTACCTCCAGCCGCAGGTTGTCCCGCAGGTAGCTCTGAATATCTCTCAGCAGGCTGTGCAGGACCGTTTTATCCGGATGCAGAATCACGATATCGTCGGCATAGCGGAAATAATGCTCAATCCGGCGATCCTCTTTGATCCAGTGATCAAAATAGGCCAGATAAATATTGGCGAAAAACTGGCTCAGATAATTGCCGATCGGCACGCCCGGAGCGCTGTCTATGATTTCATCCAGCAGGGCCAGTAATCGGTTGTCCTTGATTTTCTTCCTCAGCATGACTTTTAGAATATCGTGATCGATCGACGGATAGAATTTGCGGATATCCAGTTTCAGGCAGTATTCCGTGCCATCGACATTCCTGAGAGTCTCTTTCATTTTGCGCACAACGCCGTGTATGCCGCGGCCCTTGATGCAGGAATAGGTATCCGCCGTGAACAGCTGCATCCAGACCGGCTCCATCACGTTCATCACCGCGTGATGCAGGATGCGGTCCGGATAATACGGCAGTTGATAAATTGTGCGCTCTTTGCCGGCATCGGTCACCATGCTGAATACATGGTATTTTGATGTTTTATACGTCCCGGCCAGCAGCGCCCGGTGCAGTTCGTGGATGTTTGCATCCCGATTTTGATCGTGTTTCCGGACGCCGTATGATTTCAGTTTGCCTTTACGCGCCTTTTCATCGGCGCGGCGCAGATTCTCCAAATCCGCGATCCGCTCAAACAGATGATTCACTCGTTTCATTATTCTGCTGTCCATCCGGGAACCTTCGCCGAAACTACCGGCACCCGTTTCGGATTGTTTGTTTTTTGCCAGGCGGCAGGGTTTCATCTCTTCATTTAAACAGCTTAGCTGAGAGCCGATATTCGCATTCGCATTCGAGGGCGTATTATTCGTATTCGAGTAGCCGAAACCTGCATTCGAACCATTATTCGCCGAACTGCCGAACAGCACGCTCATGAGATGACAACCTGTTTCCATCATTTTTTTTCGTTTTCGTTTTCGCCCTGCTTACGCAGGGAAACAGCAGAGCCGAGAGCCGATAGACGGATTCGCAATCCAGGGCGCATAATGCGTATCCGAGTAGCTGAAACCCGCAGACGAACCATAAGACGCCGAACCGCCTAACATCACTCTACGCAGCTCCGGGTCGCCGCTCGCCTGAACCAGCGTGTAGAAATGGTCGGTCCAGTACGTTGAGTCGCCGGCTCCGGATGCAACCAGCGGCATGACCTGCCCGGCGATCATTTCTTTGATATAACCGTTGGATCTCGGCAGTTCGCCGATCTTGTAATACCCGTCATAATTAGAGTCATTCCACAAACTCGGATCGTCGCAGACAAACGCCTCGGTAATCGGAGTCGCCGCATCGGCGGCATAAACTCGGACATTGATTCCGTCACAATTTTTCCAAATGTGCCCGAACGGATTCTCCACGCCGCGATAACGGTTAGCCTGTGTTGTTAACGTCCCGTATCCTTCCGGCATGTCGAACAGCACCTCACCGCTGCCGCTCGCCAGCTCGTTCGTATATCCGCACGGAATAAACGGATTATAAGCGTTCCATGTGTTCCACGTCGTGGCGTTAATATTGGTGCATCCGGCTCCCAGCCCGCCCTGCCGGAAGCCGCTTGCATCCAGTGCGCTGTTGACGGCCATTTGCGAATAGCGGGTTGCGTACTCAACCGTAAACAGGATCATCAGCGCCCGGTGCGCCCAGTAGTTGTACATCTCCCAGCCGCTTCCCCTGTTGTGCGCGTATGACCTGAATGATCCACGCGACAGATTTGAAACCGGCATCCCGTGCAGGTCATGGTCGGTGCCATCGTACGACGCATTATTATTTCCGCCGCGATAGTCATCGGAGGTGTTGATTACAGAGGCTAACTTGTTGTTCACCCTGTCCAAAGATGCCTCATACGCGCCCACATACTGCGGAGGAATCCAGGTGAAACCGTTCACCGGATAAGGGCTGATTTTCCAGCGGCGGACGGTTACGTCTTCCTCATGGCGGAAATAAAAGCCCGGTCTGTAAATTTTTACCTGCCCATCCGTTCCGTCAAGCGCCGAGGCCCCGCCGGTTTTCTTCTGCGACCAGTCCGACGGATGCAGCTTATAATTTTCCGTACGGTCATCATTCAGCAGACAGGCGTACATGCCGCTCTGTATCGGAAGCGTGCGGTGCAGGTCCATTGACCCGATCCGCGTACAGGCCGGGTCGCTGTTTGCAAGGTCCCATTCGACGCCGTAATACATCATATTGTTCAGTTCAGAAGCCAGTACCCCTGAATCGCCCAGCAGACCGGGGCGGATTGATACCGGGATGTGTCCTGCTGGAATTGATTTACTCTGTACGCCCGGATCATATCTCATTGCTGTATCTCCTAGAGTTCGAGAAAAGCGACGGTGGAACTGTCTTCAGCCGGCACGAAATGCCAGTCTCCGCGATCCGGATCAAACGTGCGTTTGATCGTCCACGGCATGTCCGTTGTTGCGGCAGCGTTGCGGTTGTAGTGCACCTCATCGCCGCTTAGCACGCAGGCAATGACGCCGTTCTGACCGAAATATCTGCTGCAAAACAGCCAGCCGATTCCATCCGCGCCGGTGGTTACACCGCTGCCATGTACCGGTTCGTTTGTTGACGTGCCCGCGGTAACGGCCATGTAAACCATGCCGGAGCTGTTTGCGTAATATTCACCGGCAGTCACATTCATGCCGTTGATCCACTCCGCGGCATCGTCTGCGGTGATGTTCTGCGCCGGGATACAGCGCGTTGATAATCCAATCGTCATAGTCCAAGCCGTTAAATTTTTCATAATCCGGTGTTCCTCCGGACTATATACGCATCTCTACCGGCTGTAGTTTTCGACCGCCTTCGAAACATCCCGGTACGGCGGGAGATTGGACCTCAGCAGGCGATCCAGCGCATCCAGCGCCTCTTCCGGATCACCGAGCATGAGCTGGTTAGCAATCGCCGCGGCGGTCTGTGCGTCGTCCAGAATGCCCGCCAGCGGAATAAGCTGGTTCCCGTATCCGGTATCCCCTGTACTGACTCCGTTGATAAACGCTTCAAGCGCCGCACCGACAATGAAAATTCCGCCGGTAGGTCCGGCTGCCGTGGACGCCAGCAGCCGCTGCCAGTCCTTATCATCCGGCATATCGCCGAGCAACGCATACCAGGCCAGTTTCATACCGTTGTAGAGCAAGGCCAGCACACCCCAGTTAATTGCAGTGGTTTTCGCAAACTGTTTTCCGGCAGTCTTAAACCGCTCACTGCCCGTCCCTTCAGTCTGCCACGCCGCTTTCATTTCCCGCCAATCAAATACTTCCTTTGCCCAGTATTGCTGCGGCGCAGAAATAAATTGTCCCAGCGCCCGTCCGAAGCTGCCGCCGTGCCGCTGCCATTCAGCCAGGTTGATCATACTGCCGGACTGCTGACTCATCTCCACCAGTCGCCACAACTGATCCATGGCCCATTCCTGCCCCTCTTCCGGACGCATGCCCTGCCGCGCCGCCTCATCAATCATGGCGCGGTAATAGCCCTGCCCGAATACCAGTGTCGGAATGATGTCGCCGATCTTGGTCGGCCACGCCCCGGCACGCTTGTATGCTTCCCAGACCGTAGATCCCTTTTCTCCGAATCCGCTCAGGAATTCATTCATGACCTGCGTGTTTCCGGTCCGCAGACGGGTCTTGGCATGCGGCGAGGCCAGGATTGTTTTCATCGCCGCACGTCCTTCCGCAGAAAATGCACTGCCCGCATATTTAAAGAATTTACCGGTATCCACATAAAAGGCGAACGCCGGCAGGCTGGTGATCTGCCTCGGCGTCAGGCTGACATTGAATCCCAGCCGTGTCGCCGCCATGATGTTGACCAGCGCATCAGCGAACGGATCACGCCCCGATGTGATCGGCTGCCCGCTGATGACATCCCGCAGATGCACCATGAGCTGTTTGATCGTTGTTTCTCCGTGTGTATTCCGCAGCGCCTTCAGTAATGCCGGATCATTGAATATCCGGGATACCCGCTGATGCAATTCCGCAAAGTGAATATACTGCTGATTGCTTTCCAGCCGCTGCATGTAAAGTTCAACGATATCCGCCTGCTCATCCAGTGCCCGCGCATTGAACACGCGCGGAGAAAGCGACGGCGGAACAACCGGCAGGCTCACATGCACGTCTTTCATGCCGCCGCGTTCAAAATCGATTTTCGCCGGAACATAGTATGGATCAGGATTCTGAATCGGCAGGCCGGTTATCCGGTCATTCACATCAGACAGCGCCGGACGATTGCGGCGGTAATAGTCCCGGAACCAGTTGAGCAGCTTCATGTCATCCGCCGTCAGCACCTTCATAATTTCCGGTTCCATCGCCAGCTGCTTCGACAGCTGCGCTCCGTCCAGAACCGTCTGCACAAAGTGCTCCAGCACGCCCGCGCTCATACCCTCTTCCGAGATCGGGGTTTTAAATTTGATGTAATCATCCGGAAACTGCCACAGACTTTCGGCAATCTCGGCTGCTGTACCCTTTTTACCTTCCACCAGCGGAACAATCTCCGCCTGCAGCTGCGCGGCATGGCGATACTGTTCCTGCGCCAGCATCCCTGCCATCTGGATCAGCTGCGTCCGGCTGAGTTTATGTCCGTACAGACTGAAGCGTTCAAACTCATCACGCGGCTTCATGAGATCACGCAGAATCATATCCGGACGTCCACCGTAAATTTCACGCAGCGCCTCTCCGAAGGCCCGGTTATCCTCCGCGACACGGTTGTTTTTATGAAAGTTTGCCCGTGCCAGATCAAACGCCAGGGCATCAAGATCTTTCAGTGCCGCCGTCCGGTCCGCATCTTTTCCGAACCGCGGCAGTGCCCGCAGCCGCATTTCAAGAAACTGGCTGGAGCTGTTCATCTTCTCCAGCCTGCCGATATCATCCCCGTGTTTACGGTTCGGCAGCGCGGCCAGCAGACGGGAGCGGATCCCCTGTGCTTCAGCCGCCGCTTTTGCCCGGCGTTCCTCCTGTTTTTCTATTTCATCGGCCATCGTTTTTTCGAGCCAGTCGAGCTGTTCAGCCATCTGTGCCGTGGTTTTATATTTAAATGCTCCGAATCGCATGTACGCATTCAGTTCATCCAGGGCCTCTTCAAACGCCGCTTCGCTGTCCGTGTCGCCGTCGTATGCCCGCGAGGCCAGATCATTCACTCTTGCCTGCAGTTCCATTAAACGCCGTTCGGCCAGTTCCGACGGGACCTTGAGCGCCTTGCGGGAAAAGCGAAACAGTTGATCGATGCGGGCCGTCACTTTACGGCTGATATCCTGCTGTCGGCTCTTTATCCGCCCCTTGAAACCGGCCAGCGCGGTCTCTGCCCGCTGATACAGCTCTTCCTTAGTCTCCCGTACCCGTTCGTCGAACATGCGATGTATCAGCCGTTCTGCGCGATTGTCGATTGTAGACAGCAGCGTCGCGTCACCGATATTGCGGATGCCGCGTTCAATTACATCCCGGGCAAATCCGTAGTTTAGTTCTGCCGATGTTTTCAGCAGCACATGCTTCAGCGTCTCGACATATTCCGATCGGACAACCGGATTGCGCAGGTTTTTGCTGAAACTGCCCGCATCGTCAATCGCTCCTTCGCGCAGCAGCGAGCGGATCACCGCGCTTTTTATCTTGTGCAGATACTGCTCCGCCGGCTCTTTGTAGATTTCCTGCTCCCCCGGACTCAGATCGGGAGATTCTCCGTGAACTTCTCCCTGTTCGCCGGTGTCAATGTTCTGGTCTCGAGGCTTAAGCACATCCTTTTTCTCTTCCAGTTCCAGCTGATCGAGCAAATCCTTGACTTTCACGCCGTAGCGGTCTTCCAGATCCTCGATGGTCAGTCCCGGACGGGTGCGCATCGCTGCTTCCGCCTGCCGCCGGATGCGTTCCTCCACATGCGCCCGCGCCGACTCGAAATATTCTCCGCCCTGCTGCCCTTTCCTATAGGCATTCCGCACCAGGGCACGAAACTGCTGCCGCAGCCCCTCGTCGCGGATCGCCCGATTGATCAGTCGTCGACTGGTCAGGTTTTCACGGTCCGTCTCGACATGCAGTGCAATCTCGCGTGCCGCTTCAAGCACCTCTCCGGCCAGTTTCGGACTGGCCCCCTGCCCCTTGAGCAGTGCGGCCACCTCGGCTTCCTGATCCTTCTGCGGGCGCTCGACCATCTGCCCCTTGCGCTTGCCGCGCTTGATGGTTTCGTACTGGAAATCCCGGTTGTAAATCCGCCCGGCCACATGCACCGCTGTTTCCTGATACGGATCGGACTGCTGCTCCATAGAAAACCGGATATCCGGATTGTCCGCGTCCCACGTCCCCATGTTGTATACCGATTTGATCTGCTCCGGGAGGAAGACTACGTACGAATCCCCACCGAATTCTTCGTCTGAAATTTTTATTCCATCAAATCCACGACGTTCTAAATCATCAACGAGGTTATTTGCGCCGCCTGCCTCAGACGTCTCCATTGCCAGAGAATCAAGCGACCCGGTCGTGTATGGATTTTCAATCGCCAGATAAACCGGCATGTCGGATCCAGATGGAGCCATATTTTTTGCCAAAGGCTTTGTACTGAACCAAAACCCTAATTTAGCTGTTTCTAATAATTCGGCAGATGAGGCATTACCCTCTGTATTTTCGCCCAATCTTGACCGATCAAATATTGAAAAATCATTATAGGTCGCATGAAAAACAACCAGTGGATTGCCGTGTTCATCCACGACTTTCGAGTCTCCGAACCACTTCTTGAACTCCGGAGTGTCTACCGGCGGCGCTACCGAAAACCGGGAATCTTTATAACGCTGCGCTGCAACTTTAATCTGTGCTTTATACTGCTGAACATAGGACGATGTATCTGACCGATAGGATGCATCATAAACACCGTCTTTAATCCACCCACCGCTTACGATTCGTTCCGGAGGAATGCCCGCTTTTTTTATTTCAATTACATGCGTCGTTTGCGGCGCTTTAAAAACATAAATTCCTCCATCATCCGTCCGCACGGCTGGATAAGTTCCCTCGTCTGGCAAAATTTGCTGTTCAGGTAACGGCCTCTTTACACGACCGGAAACAATATCAGCGGCCAACTTACCGCCACCATTAAATTCATACCCATCACCGGAACCAACCGAAAACCGCGCTTGACTTTCCCCGGCGTCCAAACCGGACATCTCGCGTATACGTTTAGCGAAAGAGGTCAGGAATGGCATTGCTTCGTCAAATTTTTCGGCGGAATCATGTTCCAATCTTACAAAATCATGTTCAAACTCAAGCGGTTGCGGCGTGAAATTCTTAAGCTGCTCCGCCATCTCCGACGATTCCGTGAGTCCCAGAAGCCAGGCATTGTTTCTGATAAGGTGGTTTTCCGGATTAGATTCAAAAAGCGGTCGATACAATTCACGAAGTCTGTCAAGCGCCCAGCCGGCCGGCTTGTGATGTTCTTTTTCATACTCCGACCAGTTTTTCCTGAATTGTTCCTGCCAGAGTCCCGGGATTTCCTCCCACGAATTTTCAGACATATCAAAATCATATTTTTGCGAAGAGGGGGAATAATTTGAAATCTTCCCCTCTCCCGACTGGAAAGTCAGCGTGGGAGCATTACTG